TTTTTCCATTATCTCTCCTTTAAACAGCTTATGGGATTGACGCCCCAGTCACCTTTTATGTCCGGTTTATAGGGTCCGGTCTCACAAATGACCCTTGCTCTTATCTCTTTTGTTCCTTTCCCGTAATCGATGTTAACAAAGATATCCCTGCAGGCATTCCCCACAAATTCGATTTTGATTATCTTCCATTCTTCCAGGTTCTTTAACCCGAACCAATCTTTCAACCGCCGGGCATTGTTTTTGTGGAAAGCTCCCCTCCAGGTCGATTGAGTATATTTCACCATCTTTGCCCAGTTTTTCTTTTTCCAATTGATCAGGAATTTTTCTATTGCCCTTTTTGCTTTTTTGTCCATAAATCCCTTCCCTTTATAGATTGATTTTGATAAATGATGTCTCCCTTTCAAATTTATCTAATTTCGTTCTTACTCCACGTGAAGGATCATAATATTTATTATTATTCCAGATACAAAAATGTTTATTCTTATATCCGGAATAATGAATAGTGACTATACAGAGTTTTGGTTTATTATTGTTTTTTATTCTAACAGCTTTATTGCTGCAGGATATTCCCCTTTTTCGTAAGGCATAGTACAATGTTTTTGTGCCCGTTTTACCTCTTGAATTAAATAATTTTATTGATTCATCAAGCGATATTCCGGCAATCATTGCCACGCAGGCCTGGCCACATAAATTTGAATTATCGGGTTGTCTGATTAAATTGATCTTCAAAATAAACCTTTCAATTCGTTTATATCTTTTATCTCTAAATCTTTCGCCTTTTTGTTTTTGTCATCTCCGGGCTTGTAACTGGGAATACTACTCATCAGCATCGCCAGGTTAGTATATGAGTAATTCCATAGGATATCCCTCATGGACATCCGGGGAAAATAATGCATCAATCCGCCGATTATTCGCCAGGGGTTGCCTGCTTCCTGGTCTGTAGAAGATTCATCCCCTTTATCGAAACTAAAGACGCCAAAAAAGGGTTTACATCCATTTGTTGAACTATTACCGTCATTAGCTTCAACCCCTCCTTCGCAGTCAGGTTTTCATTTAGGAATTTAATTAATCTTTTTGACGGTTCTTTTTCGCTGTTAACAATTCCATAGGCAATCATCTTGATCATTTTGTCTTTATTTTCAATTATATTCTTTGCCCCCAGATCCAAAAGATTGATTTCTTTATCCTCGTTTTTCATAGCCCCCACCAATTCATCAGTATTTAAATCCAATAGGATTTTGCTGATTTTTAGGAGGGTCCCCATTTTAATAGGATAGATGACGAATTTTCTTTTAGAGGGAGTTAGATTAAGTTTATTAAGTATGTTTTTATTTTGGACGGTAATGGTAAAATCAACTCCCTTTTCGAGAATTGAATCTATGGCATCCTGGCGAATCTGATTATTTTTCTTATCACTCGGGGCCCCGAGCTTATCCTTGATTTCTTTTTTTTTATTCTTTCCCGGCATACTTTCTCCTTCTCAAATTATACCCGCCCTATATAGAAACATTATCAGGGCGGGTAATAAATAATCTCTTATACCAATGGAAGGATCGTCATCTTAATTGGAGCAATAGTGCTAGTGGCAGGCAACAGCACATCAGCGGTAAATGTGACCTGTCCTGATTCGGTCTTAGCAAATCTCAATTCCCCGCCGGCATAAAGAGAAGCTCTGGCTATTTCGAACTTTAATTGTTTAGCATTTATTAGTTTAGAAGTAAGCTCGAAAGCCCTTTCGCTTATCACTATCGCCGTATGAGGAGACTTCCAGATAGATACACCGCTTGCAGCTCCCCCGAAAGCATCTATCATTATGCCAGTTCCCATATCCCTTGTGGCGAATTCTATAGTCTTTTTGCCTCCGGTGATTATTTGTATATCAGGATATTCGGTTTCCTCGCAAAATAGATCGGCCACCGAAGGCGCATTAATCACAATATGCGCACTGTCGGGGACTATGTACTGCACAGTAACAAGGGTATTAAGAGACGGTCCTATTTTTATTGATTCTAATCCTATAAGTCTTATATCACTCATTTTATATTACCTCCAGTAATTTATTTTTCTATAAAACAACTTATTCTCAAATTAACATAACTCATTGATTTTTGGTCAATATCATTTAATAGTATCTGATTCACGATATCAAAAACATAATAATTCGGAGTGCTGTTATATGCCTCTATTACGGCTATCACCGCATTGATAGTCGGCCTCAATTTTGTTATATTGGGGGTTCCGTTATCAAAATTTTTACAATAGCAATTGATCATAAAGGTGGCATCGTTTATGATTTCGTCTCCGATATAATTAGATAAAGGAATTATTATAATATCCTGTAATTCTGAATTCAAAGGTTTTTTATTTCTATAAACCCTGCCATCACCGATCGTGGCCTGAACCGCTTCTGTATTAATAACAGGAAATAGTATATCGTTTATGTCAAATGTCGTTTTCATAAGCTATATTCCTTTATCTTTGACTTTAAGAGAGCCTTCGCTGCCGGTACGCTACCGGTAATTACATCATAGCCCCTCGATTCTACCGCTGCAGCATATTCCATACCCGCAACTACAATCAAGACAAAACCCTTACTATTTTCCCTCAATACTTCCTTTGCTGTTTCTTTTGCCTGGGCTCTACCTTCGGCTTTTCCCTCTATATTCTCCTGAATAATATTTCCGTCCCGGGCAATAATATATCCGATTGAGCTCCTCAGGTTTCCAGTCTGGTCTTTATATGTCCTTATAGTCCTGGCATCATTGACGAAATTTTCGCCTACCATAGCCAGGGTCCAGATAATCCTTTGCTCTATGCTTATTGCCCATCTATTTATCCGTCCGTCTATATCACCCTGAGAAAATCCAGGAATCAAAGGCATACTAACACTTCATTTCTATATGTTTTTGAAATTCAAACAATTGTAAAATTATATGTTCCTTGTTAAAAAAGGTTAATTTTGCAGCCTTAGGAACGCTTCCCGCTCCGGCAAAAATCGGAGAAGAAACAAACCAGTTATATCCGATCATATCCCCGGATTCCCCTATAATATATTTAGTTGAATTCGGTTGAGCATTACAGACAATCCCTATCGTTACCAATGTCCCCTCTGTATATATTCCGGTTGTGCTATATGTCCCGGGAGTATAATAACTCAAAGTTGCCGTATGAGGATATCTCTTTATCACCAGATTGCCCCCCCGTTGACTGTCGGTTCGTCCATATCATATTTTTTCAGGATTATTTTTGCCATTGCGATTAGTTGATTCCCATTATATTTTACTGAAAAAGCCCCTTCTCTTAAATCGGGATGTGCAGCCAGAGTAAAATACAAATTGGCTGCACACAAATCTATATCTTTAGCATTTGCTGCGACATAAGTTCCCCCTGTCGCAATCCCTCGATCCAAAAGAAGTTTCTCCAATAAATTATCATTACTATATTCGGTTTGTGACTGCAAAGCCTCTTTATTAGTCATTTAGATTATGTTCCCCATGATCCTAAGGTTGACATTTCAGTATCAAGGGAAAGAACCCTATCTATTGTTGGCCAGGATGGGAATGCATTTAATTCCCCTTTAGTGTATTCGGCTACAGGGTCAACGTCAGACCATTTGGAAATTAGTATCGGTCCTTTTTTGGCTTGAACCACTTGTTTAGGTGGATTTGTTTCTTCAGCAATAGGTCCATAGAGCATATCCCCACACTTTAAATCTTCAAGGAAAGTTATGTATCTATCAGCCCCCGCAGAATCAAGCCAGGGATCAACCGATGTAATTGTATGGCCTGCATCTTCATAACTTATCCTGGTATCAATTATTATTATTGTTGGGTATCCTTCAGATTTTAAAGCCTCATTTGCCACTTCAAGGGTAGGAGCCCTTTGTTTTCTCGTCCCACCATAAATAGCATAAGGAATTACGAAATCCTTAATCTGATCCGAAATTCTAAATGCCAACCATTTAGAACGATTCATCAGCATAAACTTAGGTGCTATTCCAAGGTTCCCGGCCTCTTCCATAACAAATTCTATATCAGTTATGGGTTTAGAAGTGGCAGCAAGCTCAATTGTCCATTTAGTGGTATTAGCTCCTACTACTTCTTTCTTATTGGCTGCAGGAAGCCCAAAATCAATGGCCTCTTCGGTTATTACTCCTGCAGCATTTGTGACCGTGGAAAGAGTTATCTGCCCTTTTGATAATGCCTGGAATATTATCCATTCCAACCGGGCATTCACGCCATCTACGCAGTCGTCTATATCTCCAAATACAAGATCAAGTAGAGCCATTTGTTCTGGCCTGGCCTGGGCTTTTAATATGTTATAAGTATTCAAATCCATTTCCGTCATTTTTTTCTTCATTCTGATAGAAGGGATTTCTCCTGATAATTTGCTTACAGTCCTTCTGGTCTTTAAGGGCGCACTCACATCATATGCAACTATATCGGCAGCCACTCTATTTCCCTTACTTCCGACAAGAGTCTCGTAAGTCAGGAAAGGCGTTGACTTCAAGGGGAAGAATGTAGGCCAAAATAGTTTCTCATATACTCGTGCAATGAGATAAGCTTGTAAGCTCTTTTTATCTATTTCTTTTAATAATGAATGTTCCATCTTATATTACCTCCGGTAATTTATTTAATTTTAATCTTTAATTTTTATGCAAATCGTATCCTGGCAGTTAAATCAGTCTTTTGCTGACTTGTTACGAAATATGGTAATTCCGATTCATCCACGGTTCCTCTAACGACAGCCCCCGCAAAAATGTTATCCAATAAGGTCTCCACGCCTCCCCTTCTTACTTCTATGGTATCCCGCAGAATAGCACTTGCGCCATATAAAGCGGTTGCGGTTGTAATGGTGGCAGTTTCATATAATACTGCACCTGACACTATCCCACCAGTTGCTCCTACCAGTGCCCCCGCGACAGCGATTCCGGTAGTCGATACTCTGGTAATCGTCGAAGCGGTTACTCCATATATGAATATAAATTCACCCACTTTAAACAAATGGTCAGCGGGTTCAATTACCAGAACAGTGCCTCCCGAAACTACATTATTAACTATCTTTACAGTTTTGATTACGTTATACAATCCCGCACTGGAAGCATCGGCATTTAATAATGCTCCCTTTTTGATCTCTTTAGTAGTGGTTGGAAATCTATTGGTTTTTACAGTTACTCCGCCAGGAATATCTTCTAATATTTTTAGAAATACAGGGTCATATACGACCCCTGTTTCTTTTTTTATTTGTAAGCTCATTATATTTTCACCTCATTTAATTATTTTTTTTCTTTGATTTCTTCGCCTTTCTTGATTTCTTCTTCCGATAGTCCCTGAAAAGGCTGCCCTTCGGCCCCTAAATTCTTTTCCTCAGCAAATTTTTTCGCCAACTCTTCTCCAACGGTTCCCGCTGCTTCGCCTTTCGAAGGGACCTCTCCGTCTTTAAGTCGTTTATCAATTTCGGCTTGTTTAAAGTCCAGAACCTTGTCCTTCAAACTTTTAATGCTTTCTTCAATATCCTCGTCTTTCTCGACTGTAATATAAGGTAGGAATCCTTCACTTAAATCTGCTTTTTTTAGGGCATCTTTTATTAAAGTCTCCCGCTTTGCCTTAACAGTTGTTCCGCTTAGATCCTTAACCAAAGTAGTCAAGCTCTTAACTTCTTCGGTTAGGTCCGATATTTTCTTATCACTCTCACTCATATTTGCCTGTTCTTCCTTCTTCTTTTTTTCAGCCTTTTCCTTTGCTACTGCCTCTTCTTTTTCTTTTGTCGATTTCAAGTCATGAGTAGTGATAGCCTGCGATACCCTTCGGTCGGTCTCGCTCTGCAGGTACTTGTTGAAACTTCCTTCCAGCCCAGCCTCTTTAATAGCCTCGACTAACTGTTCTGGTGTAAGTTCAA